TCAGAGATTAGCTTTTTATGTACGAGATATCGCCACCTAAACATAGGATTACTAGGTATATTTACACAGAATTTAAAATCTGTTGATACTATCATAAGGAACAACGCGACTGATATAATTATTTTTAAACAGACGAACAATAAACAATTAATTGGTGTAATGGAAGAATGGTCAGGTGTATTTGGTGGAGATAAGAATTTTCTTAAAATATATAAATATGCAACTAGAAAACCTTTTGACTTTTTATATCTGAAAGTATATGATGGTCTTGCTCTTCGTTCCTTCGAAGAAGTAATTGCTGATAAAGATAAATTATTATTTGATTTTAATCCAATAGAACAAGAAATGAATGAAGAAAAAAAAGAAGTTAATAAAATGTTGGAAGAAGATATTTAAAAATTTAATTATTATATATATTAAATAAAACAATGTATAAAATATATAAAATTGTTGATAATACAAATGGTAATGTATATGTTGGTCAAACTAAAAACACATTAAAATATAGAATTAGTAGACACATTTATGATTATAATAATAAACCTAAATATTTATGTTCGTCCGTATTAATATTATCTAATAATGATTGGTGTTATGAATTAATTGAAGAAACACAAGATATTACAAGAGAAATATTTTGGATACAAAATACTCCTAATTGTATCAATAAAACTAAATATAATTTTTCTTATGAAGAATGGTTAGTTAAATATAAAAAAGAATCCAATAAAAAATGGAGAGATAAAAATGAATTACATATTAAAAAATATAGAGATGAAAACAAAGAAAAACATAACTATAATCAAAAACAAAAAAGAAAATATATAAATAGTTGGGGAGGAGATCCAAGATATAATAATAATTTATTAAAGATTGATGTTAATTTATTCAATACATCTTAAAACTAATTGTTTATCATAATCTGATAATTTTAAATCAGGTAGTTTTTGTGATTCTAAAAATCTATCTTTACATACTGTGTTTGAATTATGGCACAAACAAATTAAACATTTATCAACTCTTGTTAACCCAACAGATTTATCAATCATACCGTCTATCATTTTCGTTCCCTCCCCAGCAGAATTATTAATAAATCCCCCTGTTGCTCTCCAGTGTTGTTTTTTAAATAACATTCCACTTTCATGGATCATGTTTTTAGTTCCACATTGAATCCCTGTCATTAAAAAATCTTTATGTGGGAAACAGAAAATCATCTGATTTGAACCCACCAATCCATATTTACCTTTATTCATAACTTCCAAAGAATGATTTAACCAATCACTTAAATATAAATCGTCACTGTCTAGATTAGCAATTAATTTATGAGATGATAATTTAGCAAGATTATTTCTTTTTGTTCCAATACTTCTTCTTTTAGGATACCATTTATAAACAAATTTAATTGGTTTTAATATTTCTTGAAATTCATTAAATTCTTCTTTAGAATTAATAAACTTTTCATCACCATCATCATCAATAATATATTCTAATTTAGTTTTATCATAATCTAATTTTAATAAATTAGTAATAATTAAATGTTTAAATTTATTACGATTATATATTGGAGTTACAATTGAAATATAAGGTTGAGACATTTTATAATAATAAATATTTTATTTTTAATGATATTCCGAAAAAGTGTGACAAATAGTCAATCAAGCACCCTCCAAAAATTCACATATTCAACTCACTCAAAAAGTGAATTTTCAGCACCCCTTTGATTGACTATTTGTAACACTTCGGATAAATTAGAAAAAAATAAAATATATTATTAATATATAAATGAGTTTTAATGTTGCATTATTAGTTCCATGTACATCAAGAACAAAAGATTATAAATGTTTTAAAGATACAGATTTATATAAATATTTATTAAAATCATTCTTATTAACTTATAATAAAGAACATAAATATACAATTTATTTAGGTATCGATAATGATGATGTATTTTATCAAGAAAGAAGAATTCAAGATGAGATAACTAGATTTTTATCTGTTATGGTCAATGTAGCATTAGTAATAAAAAATTATAATAAGAAATTTAGAGGAAATCCATGTGCTATATGGACAGATTTATATTATGAAGCTAGACAAGGTTATAATGATTATTTTGTTCAAGTAGGAGATGATATAATGTTTCTAGATAAAAATTGGGTAAATTGTGGAATACATAAATTAAAAGAATATAATGATTTAGGTGTGGTTGGATTAACAGATCAAGGAAGGAAAGAATTTAATCCACAAGATGAATTATTTACTCAAACAATGGTATCAAAAAAACATTATGAAATATTTGGTTGGTATTTTCCACCTGAAATACATAACTGGTGCTGTGACAATTGGATCGGAGATATATATGCTAGAAATAATTTAAAACATTATTTACATCATAGAATTGTTAATTGTGGTGGAGATCCTAGATATTTAATTCAAGATAAGTTTGATCATAAATATCATGAATGTATGGATAGATATAAAAATAAAATAAAGATATATTTTGATTTAAATTTAGATAAACAATTTATTATGGATTAATATATTAGAATGAATCATCAACAAACTAATAATAACGGAAAAAGAATGATAGAATTATTAAATAAAGTTAATAATGTCCATAAAAGATTAGATGGAATAGAAGAGAAAATTAATAAAATAGGAATGCATTGTGAATCTATTGATAATAGATTACCTGAAAGACAGAAAGGTTATTTATGGGATGGATGGTCAACACAAAAACAAGATGCTTTAAAAACATTAGGTAAATGATTTAAAAAGATATTAATATTAATTGTTATATTATGTATAGATTATATTTAACAAATGATAAATATACAATTTGTAATTTTAAATGTACTGGAGATAGTATGGAAGATTGTTATAATGAATATGGAAAGGAATTAGTTGAGAATGGATTAAAACAAGGATATTCAATACAATCACAAAAAGAAAAATATAATTTATTTATTTCAGCAATAAATAAAAGAAAAGAAAATTGTTATAAAATAAGAGCAAGTGATTTATTCATGTATTTAGCTTGTTATTGTTCATTATATAAATTTAATGAAATGGATGATAATCATTTTTTTCTTAAATTAAAATAAAATATTATAATTAAATATATTATAATTTATTATTATGTCTTTAGAATCCTTTAATATTTCAGAGCTTGGAATTTTCATAGGAGTAGTCAGTTCTGCTTGTATTGGTATGATTCTAGCATCACAAAAGAGCAAATGTTCCAGTGTATGCTTTGGAATGTGTAAAAGAGATATAGATGCTGTGGTTAAATCTGAAAAAATACAGAAAACTGGCCATTCCGGTGACACTCCAAAAAAGAAAATGGAACTAGTATTAAAAGAACCTGAACCTGAACCACAACCTAAAAAAAAACCTTAATTATTTTTTCTTTTTATTTTTCTTAACTTTTTTTTTAACTACTTTTTTTTTCATATCACTATCTTTCATTATTGTACCATCAGGCATTCTGTGATAACCTTTTGGAATTGATTTCCCTGATCCATATTTTTTCGGCATTTATATAATTAAATATAATTAATTATAACTAATTAAAATAAATTAATAGCAATCTTTAATAAATTATTATCATATCTCGGATCTCCACCCCAACTTTTTTTCCAATTATGTAATTCTAATTGTCTTTTATTTTTTCTATCTCTATTTTTATGACCCCATTCTAATGCTTGTTTCATTTTCTTTTCTTTATTTTTCTGATAATTTATTTTATCATATTCTTTTTTATTTATATAACCTCCATTTATATATTTATTAATACATTCATTTTCAGATTGATATTTACCTTCTAATTTTAATAATTCTTTTTCATGATTAAAATCAATTTCATCAACTATTTCAGATTTAGTTTCTTCACGAATAAATCCATATCTTGAAAAACAAAAATGACTAGTGTGTAATCTTTTTTTAAGAGGTTGAGTAGTTGAACCATAATAAATCTTATCTTGAAAAGTTAATTTATAAATATATCCTTTCATTTATTATTATTATTAAATAGTGTTTAAGTATGTTTTCATTAAATATCCGTTTCTGATCGGCGCAGATGAAAACAAACTATGGTTTTACCAGTTAAACTGTCAGCAAGTGTTTCATCACTTTTTACAATATCAACCTCAATATCAGAAATAAATATATCAGTTAAATTATTAAGTTTAAGATATACTCGTTCAGCTGGTTCAAAGAACAATCCACCACTTTCTAAACCAGCATTATCGAACCGAGGTAAATGATATAATATTTTAGATTCACTTGATTTACTAAAATTAACAGAATTAAATGTCATATTTTTTAATCTAACAAATAAAGAATCAGATGATAAAAATGTTGGAACACTATCACTTGTGAAATTAGTTGGATTACCAGTTGTATTAGGAGTATCAACAACACCACGATTTCTAAAACCTAATATTACATTAGAATTAGCACCAACCGATGAAACATAATCATTTGATGGAGTTAATACTAAAACATAATCTTTATCTAATGTTTCTCCACCTACCAATCCTTTTTGAGTATATGCTGTTGTATTACCTGACTGGATCATATATCTTGAGTCAACTGGTTTACAATAAATACCTTCTTCTCCAACATTAACATTATTAGACCACCAATCAGTAAATAATTGGTCATATTGTCCAGTAGTGCTATTAAATGTTTCTGCTCCGTATGTTCCTTGTTTTAATGCAATACCTTGATATAAATTGGTTGTATATGTTCTCCCACCGGGTATTTCTATTTTAGGAAATAATGACCAACAACATTGATTAAGTGGTTTTAAATTTCTTGAAGCATTAGCATTGAGTCCATCTGCCAGAGTTATGTAGCCTGTCCCCGGACCTGCTCCAGCATTAAATATTCTACATGTAACTTGTTCATTATTAATACCCCATTCAACTTTTGTAATATTAGAAGCATTAGCATCAATATAATTAGCAATACCTAATTTTAATCTATAATCAACTTCACTCATTTCAAGTTCATCACCAGCAACATCAAAAGTAGCATGAAATAATTTTAATAAATATGAACCATTTGGTTGTATGTCGTTTTGAAGAACATAATCATAAAAATTACCATTTCCATTATAATATGAAGGTTCTTCTAAATCACTATCAGGATCAGCAGAATAAGAACCATTAGCATCTATACGACCTAATCTTGTACATCTAGTTAAACCAACTGTCCATTCTTCTTGATCTGATTGATAAGTTGATATATCTGATTCCCAAGAACCATTAGTTAATGACAAAGGAGTATTTTGACCAATTAATACTACATCATCTGCTTCACTATTTGTAACATTATCTCCAGCAACTGCCCAGTTCCTACCTACATCAGCAAAATAACCGGGTGTCCACTCCATATTAGATTTATAATCTTGATTACTACTGGAAGCAGATTGAAAGAAATCAAATGAAAATCCTTGAAAATCTACACCTGAAGCACTTCTTTTAGCATTCACTATAACACCTGAAGCATTACCAGTATTATCAAAAAACTGCCGTTGATTATTAGGTAATGGATTTGCTTTTTTAAATGCTGTTTGAACAAAACCAGCAAAACCATCAACATTAGTAACAAAATCATCTTCACCCTCACCATTAATAATTCTTTGATATATAGGTGCAGAAGTAGTTTGATTGATATCGATAGTATTAGTTAATTTAGTGCCATAATATATATAGAACTGATTATTAGATGGATCAACAGAAATATTGCCTTCTTTATTAATTTTAACCGATTGTACAGCAATCTCTGAATTTTTAGATATTTTTAATGTATCCTGAAGATTATTAAAATAACTAAAGGGACGATTGATACCCTCTACAAAAGGGTTTTGTTCCGAAGTAGAAGTATTAGAAGTAATCACGAAACTCATTTTTATATTATTATTTATTTTAATTTATTTTAAAAAAATATTATAATATAAATGCCCAAAGAAAAATATAGAAAGAAAACTATGAAACCAGTAATTGATAATGGTAAAGCAGATTCACCATTACAGTTTGATGTAGTAAAAGATAATGAAAGAGATAAGAAAGTTAAAGCTAAAGATGTTTTTGATTATTCAAAAACAAATGAAGTAAAAAAAACAAGAAAAAGAAAAAAATGAGGTGTGACAAATAGTCAATCAAAGCACCTCTGAAAATTCATTTATAAACCAATAAAAAAAAGTAAATATTTTACAACCTCTTGATTGACTATTTGTAACATCAATCCCAATCCTCATCATCAATTGATTCACAACCATATTCATATTCATATAATTGTAATTCATTAAATCTTTTTTGATATAATTCAATATCTTTAGTATCTAAACATCTTTTTTGCATTCCACCACAACTATATCTTTTTTCTTCCATTAGATCACCAAGACAATATTTTTTAAAACTTTCCCAAAAGTGTCTGTTATCTAATTTATAACCACAACAATTTTCTTCATAATTTTTATATATGAAATCTTTTTCTAGTAGATATATTTTTTTCTCTATGATGGCATAACCATCTTCACCTTTCATAATTCTTTTATTTTTATCTCTTTTGTATTTAATTTTTTTTACACCCCAAACATGATCATGCTGTCCTGTTTCTTCATTTCCTTTAGCACTAAGAGGTTCATCACCAAATTGACAAAATCCGTTTTCAAGAATTTTACCATTAAAACCATTATCATTTAATACCTGAAACCACCATTTTCTTACAGAACACCATGAATGCTCAATTTGTTCTTGTAATAATCTAGTTTTGTTAAATATTCTAGGATTAAATGAACTAATATCACGATTATATAATACTTTAGCAAATGCTTCAGCAGGACAATTTAATAATTCATCAATTAATTTTTTCTTTTCTACTGTTTGGATACCAGCAAGTTCATCAGAAACTTCTAGTGCATAGAATCTTCTTTCATTTTCTGATGCTGGAATAAAACAATCATTATTAGTAGAAACTAAATAATTACAAAAATCTTCAACAATATAATTTTCTTTATTTTTCTTATTAACCAATTTAGTTTCTTCAGTAATAAGGTTTTTCAACATACCTTCTTTTTTCTTATCTTTACCCCAAAATGCTTCATCAAGGTTAGTAAGGATTTTACCCTCACCAATACCATTAAAATTACCAGTTAATTGATCAAGATTGTTACATTGAAAATAATGATTATCACCGATAATTTGTCTCATAATATTTAATATAATACCTTTACCAGCACCTTGTTTAGATCTTAAACATAATACAACACCCATTTTAACCCATGGTTTTTGGATAATATGTGCTAACCAATTGATTACATATTCATATTCTTCATCATTACCACCACACCAACGATTTTTAATATGGTCAAGTATTAATTGACAATCATTTTCATCAAAAGTTTCAGCAACATCTTTTTTAATTCTCATACCAGTCCAAATATTAAATATATCATTATTAGGATTTTCTTTAGGATCAAAACCAATTTTTAATACGGATCTACGATCTTTATGATTAAACCATAGTGTAGCTGGATTAAGTGGTTTTTCACTAATAGGATCAGTAAATGTCTTTGGTGCAAATAATTCAAGTAAATGTTGTTTTCTTTTGAGATACCAATTATTTTTATCAATAATAATAGTTTCACCAGTTTCTCTAATGAAAATTAATTCTTTATTAATATATTTAACTAATCCATCTTTGTTAGGTTTACCTTGCCATTTATATTTACCATCAATCTCAAGGTATAATAATGGTTCTTCAGGATGATTAAAATAAATATATTTGTAAATATTATCAGTATCAATATCTTCATCATCACATTCTTCATTAAACCATTTTCTTAATGTTCCAATGGTAAAATCTTGTTTATGTGAATTTTTATCGAATTGAAACCAATGATTATTTAATCTAGACATATGTTCTAATTCATTCCAACCTTCATTATCATCTGATGAAGACCAATCAATCCATAATTGTTTGCCTTCTTGACTACCTTGTGTTTCAGTAAATATAGCAGAACCAATTTTCCACCAACTATCATATTCATATCTATTTTTAATACCATCTAATAATTTTTTTAATTCATTAATATTATTTTGATTTAATCCAGCAACAAATACTTCATCAATATCTTCATCAACTGGTTGAGTAGTTTGGATTGTTTTTTTATTTTTTTTATTCTTTTTAGGTTTAGCTGGTGGAGAAACAGGAGGAGAATCATTAATTAAACATGGTTTTCTATCTGTCCCATGTTCCATATCCTCTTCATAATCACAATATTGGATAATATGTTTATGATAATTTACAGGTTCTGTAGGAATATTATTATAAGGTTTAAAACATTCAGAATCTTTTTCAGGTTTAGATTGATAAATCATTCTGAAATTCTGTCCATTACTATAAACAGATTTATCATAACCATCAATTTTATCAAAACCATTTTGAATATTAAATTGTTCTAAATTACCTTGTTTAATATAATGAGTATTTACTATAATATGAATGGAAACGAAATAATATTTTCCTTCATCAATATCTCCATTTTCCTTTTTTTTTTTTTGATGTTTTTTAGCAACTTTAGTTTTTTTACGATTGCATGTACTAATACCAAGATCCTTTTCCTCACAATTAAATGTTTGTGTAAGACGATCTATCCATTTTTTAAGAATAATTTTAAATTGAGTTTCCATTTCTTCCTTAGTTTCAAAAGCTTTATCAACATCATAATATGGTTTAACAAAATCATCTTGGACTAACCATTCATGATATTTATTATCAATAATATCTGAATCTAAATCAATATCAGTATCATATTGTTCAATAGGAACTTTACAATTATAATTATTTTTATTTTTATAGGATTTAACTTTAATAGTTTGCTCAAAATCATGATCAGTGAATTTCTCCATAATTAATTCATTAGATTTTAATTCTTGATTTTTAATTTGTTTAGACATTTTGTTTTATTATATATATATATTAGATATTTTTTTAAGTAATTTAATTTTATCGATGAAAGTTGTTTTGATTATTTTATATTATTTATTATATTATTTATCTTTTGTTGTCTTCTGTATATTATATATATTTGATTTATCTTTAAGTAGTGAAGAGGACAATTAACTATAATAATCAATTCTTCCTTAGTATTTAAGAAATAATTAAAATATATGTTATATATATAAAACAAAATGGAATTTACTCAAGAACAAATTGAGAAAGTATTAAACTCGTACATCAAAAATAAAGAGTATAAAAATAATTACTATAGAAATAGATATTCAACAGATGAGGTATTCAAGGAAACTATGAAAAATAGATCCAAAGAATATTATCAGAATCATAAAGAAGAAAAGAAAATTAAATATCAAGAGAATGCAGAGAAAATGAGATTCATGAGAAATAAAAGATATCATGAAAAGAATAATTCACTTGATAAATTTAAAGCTAAATATCCTGATCTATGTGAAAAATATATGTGAAGAATAAAGTGTGAAAAATAGTCAATCAAAACATCTTCTAATATTTACTTTTTATCTCTGTCAATTAACTGAATTTTCAACACCATTTTGATTGACTATTTGTAACACTTTTTAATTATCTTTTTATTATTATTA